GCAATCTCCGGCAGTTTAATCGCTGTTTTCCATCAATAGAAGGGAGAGGGTTTGCCCTTTCCCTTTTTTTGTAAATTAGCACTATGAAAATAAAAAAGGAACTGATTGGATCAAAGGTGAAATCACAGATACTGAATCGGTATTTCACAATAGAATTAGGCAAAGAGGAGTTCTATATTCAGATAGGATTGCTTCATATCTTTGAGCCTTCGGAGTCAAAAATTAAAATGATCAAGAAAGATGCTGAGACTGGAAAGAAATCAGACAAGCACAATGATAGTGACAGTGACAGAGCTCAAGACTCTGACAAGTCCATATTGGCTCTTTGAGTTTATGCATGAGCAATCATTTGAAAAGGTGTATTGTATCCTAACAAACATCAGCACAGGCACTCCGAGATATGATGAGTTTGATATCACTGATGGAGTGGATGTCACATTCCCATATGCAGGATTCTATACCTATAAAATATATGAGCAGAGCAGTTCAACAAACCTGGATCCTGCACTTGCCACATCACTTTGTGAGGAAGGCAGAGCGCATGTATATGAGACTGGCAGTCCTGCAAATGAATTCACAACAACAATAGTAAACAACATATATGAATAAGCTCACAAGCATATCATTCAGCAAAGAATACCAAAAGCCTATTGAAGAGAAAGACAGGCAGAGAGGATTCATTAAGTGGGGTAAAAAGAATGACTATCCTTTCTTTTTGATTGAGATGCTGCAAGGATCAGCATGGCATCAAGGGATCCTAAAGAATAAAACCTACTACATTGCAGGAGGTGGTATTCAAACTGTATCCGGTGATGCAAGTCAGTTCCTAAACAACAGCTTCGCTGATTTTGACATGAATGAGATTGTGCAGCGCATGGCATTTGATTTTGAGCTGTTCGGTGCCATGGCAGTGATTGGTACCTGGAACAGAGAAGGATCTCGCGTGGTGAGATGGGAGTACATTGGAGTTGATTTCATCCGCATGACTGAGGATGAGAGACTGTACTATGTTTCAGATGATTGGTCCGCTATGCAACAAACTCCTGAGACTACTAATTTCAGAAGCTATCCAGCTCTCGATGAGAACAACAGATCAGGATCATTCTTGTTGTATTACAAAGAGCCTGCAAAGCAATCTAAGGGAGAGAAAGGAATCTATCCAAAGCCTCCATACTATGGTGGAATAACTGCCATCCAGACTGATGTAGATATCAGCAAGTTCCACATGTACGAATTGCAGAACGGATTCAAGGCAGGAACATTGATCAACCTGGCATCAGGATATCCAGAGACTGCGGAAGAGGAGAGAAAGATTAAGGATCAGATCAAGGGCCGTACGCAATCTGTGGAGGATGCAGGAGAGATCATCATCACATTCAGCAACAGCGCAGAGGAAGCTCCAACAGTATTGCCATTGAGTGGAAATAACCTACATGAAAGATATCTGATGACTGAGAAATCTGTTCAGCAGAATATCCTTGTAGCTCATTCTGTGGTAGCTCCATCATTATTTGGTATTGCTCCGAATGGATCTTTCAATTCAGCGGAGACAGCTGAACTATTTGAGATCTATAAAAAGACATATGTCGAAGCCAGACAAAAACAGATTGAATGGCTGCTTAATTATATGAGCAAGCTATCTGGATCACTGGGAGTGCTGAAGCTGGCTGATGTGAAGCCAATAGGAGTGCTTGAGGCAGCTCCATCTGTTCAGCCTTCGGCAGCTCCTGTGGATACTCAAGCACCTGAAGCAGTAGATGTGGCCAAGAGCGCACTGAATGGGGCGCAGATTGCATCACTTGTTGAGATTGTTGCTAACATTAAAGGCGGAATTCTGACAGCAGACTCTGCTTTGCAGATTGTCCTGGCATCATTCCCTACCATTGATGAAGCTCAAGCTCGCAAAATTGTGGGTTTGCCGGTATCAATGGTACAAAGCTGCGATCATAAACACGAATTCAGCTCTGATGAGATTGGAATATTCTCGGAATATGGCCTTGATGCAAGTGAATACAAGGTGATCAAGAGTGAGATCATTGAATGGGATACTCCTGCGGATGAGATATTCAAACGTGAGGATATGATGTTCGCCACTATCGGAGAGCTTCAGCTGATCTTGAATGACCTTGATAAGAATATCATTTCAATGCTGGCCAATGGCGAGGATTCAACAGCTATCGCACAGGCAACAGGTACCACTATTGAGCAGATCGCGCAGAGTATTGCCAAGCTCACTGAGTTAGGGATCTATGCAGAAGGACAGATTAATGATTTGGGAAAGCAAGTGACTGAGCAGACTCCTGCACCTGTAGATCGGTTTCAGGTAGTGTACAGCTATCAGGAAAGACCAGGAGTGCCTCCGGTGATCACTAAGAGCAGAGACTTTTGTCTGCGTTTACTTGGACTCAATAGGCTCTATACTCGCGATGATATCAACAGCATCAGCAACAGACTAAGCCCTTACAGAGACGTATGGAGATACAGAGGAGGCTGGTATACCAATCCAGATACAGGCGCATCAACTCCGTACTGTAGACATATTTGGGTGCAACAACTTGTAATTAAGAAATGATGACAACATACCCAGAGCTTAGAGAGTATTGCAAGAATATGAGCATGAATGAGCTTGTATCTTGGATTGAAAATACTCCAGGTCATTATCAGAATCTCACATCTTTATGGTCATACATTCATGATCAAGTAGATACTATTGAAGATTATTCAGGAGCAAAACATTTGAAGGGTATCTGGTCAAGTTTATTCACATATCTTGCTGTAGATTTAAAAGGAAAAACAGTCCTTGATCTTGGGCCGGGTAGTGCAGAAAGTTTAATTGTTGCCAAAGAATTTGGAGCATCTAAATGTTATTTTGTGGATAACGATCCAGTGATATTCAGATTCTGTGAATTACTTGGATTCAATGGATATTATTTTGATTACCGAATCAATAGGCCATCACTTGACAAAGTAGATTATTTGTTAGCAAAAGGATCTATTAATTCAGACGAATGGACAAATAATAAAATAGATATCAATGCATTCCTTGAATGGGCAGAAAGCTATGCAACAAATATCATGATCACTCCCACATTTCAGAAAGGAGAAACCATTGATGGCTGGGATTACACTTGTGTAGGTGACCATAGAGAAAAATATCTTGCAGGACCATTCCATAATGCTTTTATAAATAGAGGCTATAAACTTATCTTTGCTCCTGGACACAATCATGAGTACAGATTCCCATTCACATACGTATTATGAACTACTTACTATCAGTCGAAAATCTAAAGAAGCTCGGACTTATCCATAGCAATACGGATACAAAGATCCTGGCAGTATGTATCAAGAGATCTCAGGACATGCATATTCAGCCTGCCCTTGGAACTCCTCTATACAAGGCATTGCTCACTCGCGTTGAAACAAGCACATGGACTCAGGACTACCTGGATCTGATGAATAACTATGTGGTGCCTTGCTTGGTAGCATTCGTTGACTACAGAGCAGCTCAGCTCTTGAATGAGAAGCTAACCAATAAAGCTGTAGGCCGACAGGATGATGAGACAATGACTCCGAACACTGATGAGCAAACAGCAACGCTGCGCAATATGCTGAGAAAAGATGCGTACTTTTACAAAGAGCGTTTAATCGGGTATCTCAAAGATGACAATGGAACCAAGTATCCAGAGTACATTATCTGCTGTGATACGGATGAATGCAATGAATCAGTAAAGAAAGACCATACAGGCTACAAGCCTATCAACTGGATAGTATGAAGCAGTTCAAAGCAACAAAGAAACAGATCGATAAACTGAAAGAATACCTAAATGGAAAAGACACTAAATCAAATAATGGCCGAGCTGAAGCTGATCGCAGATCAACACAGACAGCTAAACGGTAGTTTTTTTCAGGGTGAATTTTTAGATGCCATCTCCAGAGATGCTGCAACGTATCCGCTTTGTGTGGCTACAGTTCAGCCTGGAGGGATGGGTGCCGGGTATGTGAGAGTGAATATCGGGATCACAATCTGCGACAAGTACAATCATTCTGAGTACAGACAGATCAATGAGGTACATTCAGATTGCTTGCTGATCTGTAATGATATCAAAACAACGCTGCAACAGTACAGATGGACTGAGTTTGCTGATGTCACCACAGAGATATCAACAGATCCATTCATCAACAGAGGCCAAGATATGGTCGCAGGATGGACCATGCTACTATCTTTGAACGTATTTGATGCAGAGAACTGGTGTGATATCCCATTCGATAACTATGATTTTGAGAATGGCACTCCTCCTTCTGACAACTGCGGAGATTTGACGACAACATATGAGCTGTACGTCAATGGAGTTTTAGAGGATACATTCACACAGAACACAACAGAAAATAATACAATAAATATCAATCTAATCTGATGGCAACAACAACTATCAACGTAACGAGTACCGGGTATAAGACGGTCAAAGAGGAAAGCACAGCTCTGACTCAAAGATCTGTATTAAAATTCGCAGGATCTGGAGTAACGGCAGCAGATACCGGAGGAGAAACTGTTGTCACTATACCAGGAGTGCCATCAACGAACTCCTATGGCTTATTTGCTCAGACTGCAAATAGCACTGTAATTACAAACACTACTGTTGAAACAACTCTTATCAATGGTGGCTCTGGTACATTAACTATACCGGCAAATGCATTTCAAGCAGGAGATAGTTTCAGAGCTATCTTTGGAGGTGTAATGAATGCCAATAATAACCAAAATATTATAATTAGAATTAAAGCAGGATCTATTCTTCTTTTGGATAGTGGTTTACAGAATTTAGGGAGCAGTGTTATAAACGATGTGTGGTCTTTAAATATTGATTTTACAATAAGACAAACTGGAGCAGCCGGTGTAGCATCTATTGTAACTTTAGGCGCATTCCATTATACAAAGACAAATAACGCTTCTGTTCAAGGATTTGGATTTAATTCAGTGAACAGCACAACATTCAATACAACAATCTCCAATACCTTAAATGTGACAGCTCAGTGGGGAAGTGCTTCTACAGGAAACAACATCTATAGTGACATCTTTGTTTTGAATAAAATTTATTAACACTACGTATTTCTACTGAAACAAGAATCCATATTATAGTATGGATCCTATTAAGATGACAGAATTCACAAAGAAGTACGGAAGTGCTTTCTTGATGTGGTGTGCCATTGCTTTCCTTTATACTGAACTATCTGCAACAAAAGAAGATTTAAAAGAAGTGCAGGGTAAACTTTACTCATGCCTTGAGATCAGAGCAAACACATCACAACATTTGAACACGAATCACAGAATGCCTTTCAGAGAATTGGCAGACTTGCCAAAAAAACAAAGATATGCGCTTAAAGGAATTAAAGGATCGTTGGAAGTCTGAGACTCCTGCATTTTGGAAAAAGGTGCAGAAGATAGCCATCGCAGCTGGTGTGATTGGTGGTACTATCATTGCAGTTCCTGTGGCATTACCTGCTGCTGTTGTAACTGTTGGAGGATATTTGGTAGCTGTCGGATCTGTTGGAGCTGCGCTATCACAACTAACTAAGGAATGAAGCTAAGCGCACACGTATCACTCGCTGAGTTCTGCCATTCAGATACAGCCAAGAGAAGAGGTATTGATAATACAATCAAGGATCCTGTTCACCTGGCATCTGCAAAGCTGCTATGCGAGAAAGTATTTGAGCCTATCCGTTTACATTTCAAAGTTCCTATTCACATCTCATCAGGCTACCGCTGTGGTGCCTTAAATAGAGCTGTGAAAGGGAGTTCCAGCTCGCAGCATTGCATGGGCCAAGCAATGGATATTGATGCGGATAGATATGGAGGTGTGACCAATAAAGAAATTTTTGACTATATTCGCAAGAATCTTGAATGGGATCAACTCATTTGGGAGTTTGGAACGGATGATAATCCTGATTGGGTTCATGTATCATTCAGTTCAAATAACAGAAAGCAAATACTGCGAGCTGTTAAATCTAAAAAAGGTACTTTGTACAGGCCAGTTGCCGGCTGAATTTTATCATAGTGTTGGACCTCCTCAGAAATGGGGAGGTTTTTTTATTGTTAAAATATGTTCATATTTTTTTGCACATATGAAAATAGTTCGTATCATTGCAAAAACAAACACGATGAAAAACAAATTTGAACAACTGGAGAAACTGGAGATCCTCAGAGAGCAGACATGGGATCAGCTCAATAATCTCAATGATGAGTACAACAGACTGCTTGGACTACATGAGGCATGGGTAGTTCCTATGTGTGGAAGAACTGAAATGCTCGAGAGTCAGTACAAGATCAGCAATGCAAAAGATCAGGTCAAAATGATGATCAAAACCTATGCGGTAATTGTTGGCGAAATTCAAAGGATATGTCTGGATCAGTAATGTGTGAGGATTGTTATGGTCAGGGATATGTGATGATTGGTCCTGACTGTGATCGTCCTGCGAGCATGTGCTGCGGAGGATGCTATAAGAAAGTAGAATGTGATAAATGCAACGGCAAAGGCTATGAGAAACAAGAACAAGAAAACGAAGATGGAGAATAGATTCACTCCATTCCAGTTACCTGTGAGATCCATGATCAACTGGTGGAAAAAAGAAGGATCGTTTAATGTTGAACTATACCTTGCTCTGTGCAAGGCAAAAGAAAATTGAGATGAAATACATAATATTAATATTTGTTCTATGCTTTATCCTATGGTTAGGAGTAGCATTTTGGTGGATTGTTTGGATGTTGTTTGGAACATATGGCATCATTGGTATGTCTATCCTAACAATAGCAACAGTAATTTATATTCGATATTTAGATGTGGAAGGTAACATATAAATTCAAGGGGCCATCAGGATGGCAGCTTGGATACAAGACAATCAAAGCGAACAGCAAAGAGGATGCAATTAAGAAAGCAGACATGTGGCCTCCATTAATCAAGAAAGTTGAGAGGATATGACATCGAAAGAGAAGGCAAAATATTTAGTTGATAAATATTTAGATATAGATTCTAAGTATGAATATCTAAGTTATTCAATGGCAAAGCAATGCGCATTGATTGCAGTTGATGAGATATTAGAAGCAGTTATGTATTTAGATGATGATAGTGACAATTATTGGTTTGAAGTTAAACAAGAAATAGAACAGTTATGAAAAAAGCAAGTAAACGAATACCAGTAAAATTCACAATCACTCATCCAATTACTGGCAGCATACATGAGAAGACGGTCTTCACAAATGATGTGGCTAAGTATCTAAAGAAATACAATGGTGCAGCTGCATCAGGTAACAGATGGCAAATGATTCCATTCAAAAAATATAGAGTTTGGCTTGAGGATTCTGTTCAGCCTGAAGGTGGAATATGGTGGCATTGCTATGCAGATGCACATGGGTATCTTAGGCAAGAGGGATATGATCATCCAGTAGATGAGCTTGATACACTTGATCAATACATGGCCTGGGGCTATAAAATAGAACAGATATGAACAAAGATCAACTGATTGAACTGGCCAAGGAATACGATCTGATGCGCAGATACCGACAGCGCACTCATGTGTACAGAAGATTCTATATGTTCTCTGAGCTATACAAGTTCTGCAACTACTGTGAGATCGCCAGGATCTTTGACATGAAGCACTGCTCTGTAATGCATGGAGTAAAAGAGCATATTAAGTGGATGAGCATCTCAGATCAAGAATATCTGAAGGCCATTGATGAGCTGCATCACCGGATCTACAATCACAAAGTGGATGATTTGGCAGATCAATACCTACACGTTCACGCATACAAAACTATTGCGAACAGAGTAGAATTAACTCTGCGCTTTGTTTCAGCCGATGTGAGCGCGTTTAAGGGCCTCAATGATGTAATGACAAAGGAAGAGTTTAAAAAGCTCCTGTAATCGCAAATAAATAAATTATGAAGATATTAAACTTATATGCTTGTTTAGGTGGTAACCGATACAAGTGGGATGAAGTAGCAAAAGAAGCAGGAATAGAAATAGAAGTAACTGCAATTGAATTAGACCCTGAAGCAGCAAGATTATATCAAGAAAGATTCCCAAATGATACGGTAATTGTTGCAGATGCACATCAATACTTGCTAGACCATTATAAAGACTTTGATTTTATTTGGAGCAGTCCACCTTGTCCTAGTCATAGTAAGGCAGCATTTGGGAGTCGTAAAAGTGAGAAATCAAATCATAAACCAGTGTTTGCAGATTTAAAACTTTACGAAGAGATACTATTTTTACAGCATTACTTTAAAGGCAAGTATGTAGTAGAGAATGTAACACCGTATTATGAGCCATTGATAAACGCACAAAAAAGAGGACGACACTTGTATTGGACTAATTTT